TAGGTAATTCAAACCCAAGCTACGTAGTCATAACCACTTCTATTTACGGAAGATGAATTACCTATTAAACTAAATCCGTTGTCATTTAAACTTGTAATTTGTGGGTCGTTAGTTATTTCTGCTCCAGTTGAATTTGATATTATAAAATTTTCCGCTCCTCTTATTGAATCAGATAGTACGTGGTTTCTTGAGTCATCCCTATTTTTAACCCATACAAGGTCAGGTTTGAAGCCTGTATCAATACTTTGTGCACTATTACTACCACTATAAGTAACAACATCAAAGCTATTTTCTACTGTCGGAGTAGTAGTATCAGGGTCTGCTGCTATAGCTAGGTAGATGTAGGTTTCATTATTACCATTAAATCCAACATCATTATTTTTTATCTGAAAACCATTACTTAAAAAATCTAAAACATTTATACCTGCTGATTCTGCATTACTTAAGTTTGCAAATAATCTTTGTGTTGCAGGGTTTGTTGTATCTCTCTTGTTATCCACTATATTCCAATGAGCCGTAGTTGAGGATGATTTAATCATTACAAATGCAGGTTCAAATCCTGTCTCTACAATAGTTCCATTAGTAGAGCCATTCCCTGTATAGCTGCCGATTTTTTGGTAGTTGTCCACGCTGTGGAAGCAGTAGGCGATGTAGTTATATGATGAACTTAAATTAGTTGAGTATCCGTCTCCAATACTTATAACTGTGTTTGTTGGTTCAGTATTATTCCAATAGTTATTATTGCCTGTAGTTGCAAAAGCCGCTGATGTTGAATTTAGTCGCATTCCAAGAGTTCCTGTTGGTTCAGTATAAACAGCCCAATTATCAGCAGCATTTAATATTTTAACAATAACCAATTCAGGTGCTAAAGAAAGTCCGTGACCAACAGTTGCAGTTGCAATACCATTTCCCGTATACTTCACAATACTAAACCCTGCATCCTGATTAGCCTTTACAGTACTTGCTATAGTTCCATCGTTATTAGTAGCTGCTGCACCTTCTCCTGCATTGAAACACCAAGCTGCGTAGTCATCTCCTGACTTATTTGCATTAGCCTCTCCTGAATTTCCTTCATCAACCGCAAAACCATTACTTGAGACTAAATCAACGTGACCAAATACTGAATCTGCAGAACCTAAATAAGTCGCATCAGAGTATTGGGGATGGTTTATACCTGCGACAGTATTTTGCAAAATATGATTAGAACCTGTTGAGCGGTTTTTTATCCAAATTAAATCAGGAGAAAAATTCGTAGCCTCTTGGTAAGTTACGTTAGTAGCAGTACCATCATAAGCGTAAGTTACGTTAGTTGCAGTACCATCGTATAGCTGTTGTTCATCTCTTGCATCTCCATCTAATTTGTAGTATGCCTCAAGATTATCTGTTGGAATTGAAGCCGTTGTATTGTTGTATAAATATCCTACTTCTGTTAAGGTTAGTACGTCTGAATAGATTCTTACGTCGTCTATTTTGCCGTTTAGGAATTTGTTGTAAGACCCTCCATATTCGGCACCTAATACAGTTTTTTGTGAAACACTTGAGTTCCACCCATTACTGGAAACACTATATGTAGTCTCTAATGAACCATCTATGTAAATTGTTTTTGTGTTATTACTATTATTAAAAACTATAATAACATTATGCCAAACACCATCATTATATGCGGTTCCTGACGTTGTATATGAGGTTGTTCCTCCACTATATCTTTCCGAAAAGTATAAATTACCTGCTGTACCAGTATTGTTTATTCTACATATTTGATTAAAACTTGTTCCTGCGTAGTCATTAAAAAAATCATTTCTACCTGTAGTAGTAGTGTTAAACCATAAAGATAAAGTAAATGTGTTTTTTCCTGCAAAAAGATTTGAAGTTGTTAACGGTAAATCTATATAACTACTACTCCCATTAAATATAGCAGCACTTCCAAACTTACCACTTGCTCCTCCTGTATCATTTGCATTACCATCTAATTGGTATAAAGCAACAGCTGAACTATCCGAGAATATATCAGTAACTGATTTAGATGCTGAAGCAAATGTTTCTCCATATAGAGTAGTTACTTCTGTAGTTGTAAGCTCTCTATTGAATATTCTAAATTGGTCTATTGCACCGTTAAAATAATCTACTAATACTCTTGAAAGCCTACCAATTATAAAATTTTGATTTGCAGTAGTTGTAAAGGCAGAAGAAGTTCCTGTTAATTCAGCAGTAGAATTACCATCAAGATATACATTAAAATCTCCATTATCATAATTAACTACAACGTGATGCCAATTTCCATCATTTATGGTAGTTGTTCCTGTATCAGTAACACTTGTTCCACTTGTATTTGCCTGAAAATAAAGCACACCTGAAGCTAAAGATTTTAAAGCTAAACCTGTAGAGGATGAGTCGTTACCGCCATTATTCCAAATAATTGCTGTTGAAGTAGAAGAAGTTCTAAACCAACAGGAAACAGATATTAAAGATTTGTTATTTGATTCGTTATTGCCTAAATCAATATAGCTGCTACTCCCATTAAATTCTGCTCCTCTATTTATATACCCTCCTATACGTTGAGTACCTCCGTTACCTGTATAGAGTACAGTGTTAAAGTGTTCTGATGGAGTGAATACCGCATCTGCTGCTGCTCCTGTATTTATTAATCTTTTACCAATCATATTATAGACTTATATCGTAAGTAATAACTGATGCCTTTGTAGTTTTAGCGTTTATTTCACTCTCTTTTGTAGCTACTGTAGTTCTTATACCTGCTCTCTCATCTAAAATATCTTGAGGTGCAGCAGTACCACCTTCAGCTTCTCTTACTATATACCAATCGGTTTTTGATAGTTCAGAGTTAGCAGATGATTTTAAGTTAGCTATCTTTTGTTCTTTAAGTTCAGCTACTGTTTGCGACCAAGTCTTATTTGATTTGTCGTAAGTAAATTGTGTGTTGGCACTATCCCAATAGATTTCCGATAGATCGTGTATTTGTGAATCATAACCATCAGGTAATACTACATCAAATAAACCTGCACTTCTTAACTCTCCACTTGTCATAGCAGGAGCATTTAAGTAAGTTCCTGTTGAAGAGTATAAGGTTTTAGGTACACCTTCGTAAACCTTTATTACACCGTTTCTATTTATTGCTTTCTTTCCCATAATTATGCTTCTTGAGAGATTGTTGCCCATTGTTCTGTTGAGCCATTAGTTGATACTATTTGAATTAGGTTTCCTACTGAACCATCATACGTTCCTGTGATTGTCTTAACCGAAGCAGGTAGTGCTAAAGTATAAGCACCTGTAATGACTAAATCCTTAACCATTCCTGTTTCTACGCTTGAAAATGTAAGTGTAGTGTTACCTGATATTGTTTTTGTAAATACCGCAGCAGAACTAAAGTCTACATCACTTGCAGAAATAACAGCAGCAGTAGTAAATTCCTCCGCCATTTTATCATAAGTAACTCCATCATCTGCTAATTGCAAAGTATCTACACCACCATCAGAAATGCTTACCGTAACATCTCCAGTAGTAGTATCAACTTCTAATCCTGTACCACCATCTACACTAGTGATTAAATTAGTGTCATCTAACAGACTAGACAAATCAAGAGTAAAAGTAGACGTATCACTATTTACAAAAGTTACAATGCCTGACCCATCGATTGAAGCACTCACTATTGCAGTATCGTCTAAATAAGGAGCTAGATCTACAGTATCTGTAGTACCATCAGGTTTTGTTAGCGTTAGCGTATTAGTAGCTAAAGATAAATCAGGCTTTCCATATAGCTCCGTAAAGTTGTCATTAGATTTATCAAACGCACTTCTTAACGGGTCTCCAGTACCATCATTAGCTGTTGTCCCAATTCCAATTAGTTGTTGTGCCATTTTATTTTATTTATAATTGTGTTTTATCTGCTGTAAATTGTGTTGTATCTGTTGTTATATTACCTCCAAAATAGCTAACCATATCTGCTGTAAACGGTGTTACTGGAACAAGTCCCCAACAAGTGGGAGTAGATAAATCGTTGATTGCAAATGTTGACCATTGTTCATCGACACCGAAGGCATCGTTGGTCTCCATATCACAATATACCTTTCCCCAATTTATTTGATTCGCCATCTCTCTTTTTTAAATAACTATTTAATTTAATTTCGTTTTCTTTTTTTGGCTTATAAACCTTCTTCACTTCCTTTATCATAAAACCCACCCAGTAAAGTTTACATCTCTCTCCGGATACATCCCATCATTTTGATTACTTACATATTCAGGGTATAAAGAACTATTGTAGTTCATATGATCCATAAATCTTTGCGTATAGAACTCAGCAGTTTCCGTTGCGTGAGCAGCTAAAGTCCTAATCTCAGATTCATCTACAGATGTAGCATTCTCTGAATTATGTTTATATATTCCCCCATTAGATATTTGATATGCTGCATAAGGAATATAAGTCGCTTGAGTATACCAAATAAGCATTGGCTTAATATATTCATTTACTAATGTTTCGTAGTTACCAGATAGGGTATCACCTATAATTTCCGTCTGTAATTTTTCATAAAGTTTAGTACCTAAGAACTGTTGTATCTCAGTATCCTGGGCCACCTCAACAAATTGAATTAATTTATCAGCATCGAGATTACCGTCAAATATTGATTTTCTCTTTAGTTCTTTTAATGTTATAAATAATGCTTTCATATTATTCTTCCTCGTTAGGTTCTATTATCTCTTCTTCAACCTCTATGTTTAATAACTCCTCCTCTTCATCTATTTTTTGACTAGATAACTTCTCACCAGTCTCCTCTTCTCTCTTAATCTTAGTTGCAATATTATCAAGCTCTGTGAACTCAATTGGTTGAAGAGTAGTGAAATATAAGTCTAGCATTATACCGTTGAAGGAAAGTAATTCTTTGAATGCATCAATAAGTAAAGTTTGGAATGGTCTAATAACAATATTATCCATAAGGATAGAAGCAGTTCTAAGTTCTTCAGCATTATTACCAAATCCAGTATTATCTTTTATACCCAATAGAATAGGTGAAACAACACCGTGGCCTATCATAATCTTCTCTCTACTTTCTTTAGCTAAGAACTCATATTGAGCGTGAGCATCCGGTAAGTGTATAGGTTCAACCGTAGACTGATCCTCTGAACTTTCATTAAATGCTAGTATAAATCTACCTGCATTAGAAGACCCACTGAATTTATCATATATCTTTCTTTCGATTCTTTCTTGAATCTCATCAGAAGGAATACCATTATTAAAGTTCAATAACAAAGAAGGTTGTAATCCATTCTTAATATTGTTTAGGTGATAGTTTGACACCTCTTCCTCTAAAGAACAATACTGTAAACATCCTTGATAATCTACAGGGGAATAATAATAGAACCCTGCTCTGTACGGTTTAACGCAGTATATTTCAATCTTCTCTGACCTACTACCGTTCTTGTATGAAGGTATTCTTTTAGGCTTGTCAGAGGGCTTTATATTGGCCCAATCAGGGTGATAATAATAACCTTTTACTTTACCATCTTTAGCCTTCTCAGCCCTTAATGTTTCCATAGGGAAATGATAAAGACCTGCAATTTCTTTTTTACCAGTTTTATATACAACCTGGATAGCAGCTTGACCTAACATCTTAAGGTCATTAACCATCTTCTTTACGTCACTCGATCTAAGAACACTTTGCATCTTGCCGAACATTTCAGGCTTCTCTGTTGAGTCTGTTGCGTTTAGTCCTCTACCATAAACCATATCAACAATACCATTGATACATCTTGAGTTTGTAGGACTACCTAAATATCTCTCTATAAGTTCAGCGAAATAATCATTATTGTCACCGTACTCAACCCAATCATTTCTAGTGTTCTCCTTGATGCTTGGGATTTCATAGCCAGATAAGTTCAAAACCCTCATACTGTTTTTAACCTCCTTAGGGGCTTGTATTTTTCTAGCTGATCTAATATTTTTTCGACTCATATTATTATATATTGTTGCTCTTCGGTTTCGGAATCGTGCTGATTATATTCATCAGTATTTAAAGTATGTGATATTGTAGTATCCGTTTTAGAAGTGCAATAAACCTTGTCTCTATAAAGTAAAGTATCACCTTGCTTGATTTCTATAGAATAAGAACTTTCCTCAGATAGAATACTAAAAGTACATTCTATGTCTAAAAAGTTACCGTTTATAGTAGACGTTAAGGCCTCTAATGTTTCTTTCTTTCTAGTACCGTCTTCCCTAATTGATAATTCTAAATCACTAGCCTCAGTATATTCTCTAGGAACAATACTTATGGTCTGAGTGCCTGTACTTGGTAATAACCTTATCATATAAGTATAACTAAATAACTTGATTTCTGTTCAAAAAAAAAGGGTTACATCTCTGTAACCCCTTTAGTTATCAAATGAATACTATTAAGAGTTAGTTCCCTCAGTAATAGTAGCTGTTGCAGAACTCATTCCTGCGAATGGATCAGCAGCAGTAGGTGAAGAAACAAAGTTAGCAGGTTTTACTTCCATACCACTTAAAGTAAGTGTGTATCCTGATAAATCTCCCATAGCAGCACCAGTTACGATTGTTCCTCCAGACACATCAGCTCCGTGCTCAAGACCCATAATGAATACATTTCCATTATAGTCTTCAACAGCAACGTGAGGTCTTCCGTAAGCTAATAACTTAATCTCTTTATGATCTTCTTTAGAAAGTTTCTTAAGAGTTAGGTTTAGCGTTTGCTCAAAGAATGTTGTACCATTCTCTCTTGAAGCAGTAATAGTTTGCTCAAAGCTACTATTACCTTTCAATTCATATTTGTAAGCAGTAAAAGTCCCAGACAAATCTGTAATCTCGTCATCAGTTTCTGTAACTGTACCTAAATCACCATAGTCAATAAAGTATATTGCGTTCAGTCCTCCAACTACGTCTTTACAGGGTTCTTTTCTACCTTTAGTTAAATCACAAGCCATATTATAAGGTATTAAAAAAGGGTAGGTAGGCTTTTCGGCTTACCCACCCTTTTTAGTTAATTAATTATTATTCTTAGTTAGCAGAGTTAGTGATACCGTAAGTTACGATGTCATCAACAATACCATACTGTACACCTGCAGTAAATCTCATTACGACTCTTACGTTCTGAGAACCGTCAAGATCAGCCATATCAATGACTTTAACTTCGTTATGGTCAGATAATAGACCAGTGCCAAAGAATAAGTTAGACTTTTCAGCAGCAATAGCAGTATCAGAAGCCAGTCCATTAGCAACAAAGATTTTCACTCCGTCAAAAGATAATGAACCGTTATTCCACCATTGAGTTCCCATTGCATTTGTACCGGCTGCACCTAGTCCGCTAGAACCAAATCCACCTAAAGCTCTTACGTAAGCTCTAGCAATGTTTTGAGATACATAGATGCTTAAGTCTTCAGCACCGTAAAGAGCAGAAGGAACCGCATCTACGATTTTACCTAATTCAGTGATTACGTTTCCTGCATTAACTGTAGTACCCGCAACTTCGTTTGCAGTAGGTAGAGCAGCGTCAGCAGCCAAGATAGTAGATAGTCCGTCAAACTGTCCGTTTGTAGAAGTGTCTCCTGCCCAGATAGAGTTTTCAGTTCTTTGAGCAACTTTAGCTGCAACGTGTGCAATTAAGAAGTCAGAGAATTTAGAAGGCATATCGCTGTGAGCAGAAAAGCCCATAGAAAGTGCTTCCCAGTCAGAGATAAAGTCTTTCTTACATAATTGTAGGTTAACTTGTTGCTCTTCTGGTTGAAGAATTCTTTCAGTAAGTGTAATAGTTGAAGTAGGGTCAAAATCACAAGTTGCGTCCTTAACGATATCGTCAGTAGCTACTTTTTTGATCACCTCTTTTAACTTTACGTTTGGTTTTACAGTAATACCACCGTTAGCGATAGTAGAACCTTCGAGTAGAGCAGCAGCGATATATTCACCTGCGAACTCTCCTGCGTAAGTAGTAGTAATTGATGTAGTTGTTGCCATTTTTGGTAATTTAGAAAATTGTTTTTATTATTTATTTAATCTTGCTAAAACCCTATCAAGAGTAGTTGCAGGTGCGTTTTGAGAATATAAATGTAAATTTTTAGTCTCTGTTGCGTTCTCTGGGCTGTGAGTTAAAGGAGCTTCATCAGCAGATAGTTCTTGAGGAACTTCTTGCTTAGATTCTTCTTTAGCCTCTAATTGACCCATTAGTTTTTCGACCATTGCCTTAACTTCCGCTAACTCTTCTTTAGTGGCATAAGACATTTCAGATTTAGGCTCCATAGCCTCAACCTCTTCAGAAGCCTCCACTTCAGGAGCTTCCTCTAACTGTACCTCTTCTTCTGTAACTTCTTCAGTGGCAGCCTCAAGTTGTACTTCTTCTTGTACATCTTCCTGCACTTCTTGTTGTACAGCTTCTTGAGTTTCCACCTCTTCAGTTGAAGACAAAAGCACGTCCTTTAGTTTAGAAACGATTTCTGTTGCTTTCATAAAAATTGATGTTTATAATTATTACTGATTTAAATTAAAGTGTTGTATTTTTAGTTTGCTGCTATACAGTCATCACAATCATTGTAAGCTACAACTGAATTTACTTTTTGGTCTCCTGATGTTCTTGTATGTGTAACAGTGTAACATCCATTATGATTACCATTAGCAAAATCAAAATAATAGATATTATTTACTGTTAATTCAACACCCTCTATGTAAATTTCTTTTTGTGAACTATGCCCACACTTCTGTAATTTATAATAATAAGTTGTTGTTGATTTTGTAACACTTCCAACTCCTTGAGCTTGTAATGAACCATCACAACATTTACTTGAGTATGTTCTACCGTCTTTACAAAGACAACCTCTACTACCACCTTTAGGTGAAGAGTAACTTGGTGTAGCTTTGATTTTCTTTCCTATCATTATTTTTTACTTGATTTTGGATGTTTATTAGGTAATAAATCATAATCTGTTGTATACTTGGGATTCTGAGGCCTACCATTCTTTAGTAAATAAAGGAAAGCATTAACCCTAGCAAATGCCCACTGTGAAGCTGACTTTACTTGAGGTGACCTACTAGTGTTGAATGCACCTAGTCCTCTTTGAAATACACTAGCCAAAGCACCTACAGTTGCACCATAACCTAATTTTTCTTTATATCTCTTATTAAAGTCATTAGCTTTATTTTGAAGTGTAGCCCTATCTTTAGCAGATACTTTTGCACCAGTCTTTCCACTAGCATCACCTTTTGCACTACCCTTACCTTTTGGATTAGGATTCTTAGTACCTGACTTAGGGGCTTTAGGTGAAGACTTGATACCACCTTTTGGACCTACTTCAGCAGCCTCAATACCTTTTAGCTTAGACTCAGTCCAATTAAGCATACTTTTACCACCCCATAGAAGATAACTGATAGTTCCACAAGCCTCAGGCTTACTAGGATCGTAATATTCAGCAGCTCTACTTAGATAGGAGTAAATTCTCTTCAGAGTTGGTAAAGTAAACTTCTCACCTCTAGCTAATTGCTGTCCTCTAACCTTACCTACTTGGGTAGCACATTTATTCCCTAGCTCTTTGTTCCTTTTAATCCCTAATTTAGCGTTATTAGATGCAGATTCAGGATAACCACCATAAGACTCTAATTCTACTTCTTCAGATAGGCTTTCTAAGGCTTCTAGGAGCTCGTATTCGGCATTTAATTCATCTAGACACTCAGAACACATTTGTTCGGGTAAAGACTCCTTAGGGCCGTCCATTTTGTCTGCAAAATACCCCTCTATAGAGAATCCTTTTACTTCGCCTGCCTTAACTTGATTCCAAACGTCATCATTGTTAACCTTTACAGATACCATCCAGGTTCCTACAGGTAAATCAAAGTCATATTTTCTAGATTTATCCTTTTTTTCGTCCTCTATAATCCAAGATTCGACTACAGACATACCTTCGAGCTCTACGTTGTGTTCTAAAGTGCTATTATTTTGATTGCCTTTCATTAAAAACAGTTCAGAAGCCTTTCTGACGGTATCTTCAGAGAAAAATATGTAATATTCCTCTTCACCACTGTTTCTATATATCTTTTTGTTAGGGATTAGGGCTGCACCCATCAAAATCCTCTTTTCTTTATCAACTTCAGCAAGTTTTACTTCCTTATGCTCTTTTAGAGCGATAAAATCCTCTTCAATAGCCGGATTTTCTACAACTGAGATAGCTTCAATACCGCTAAACTCATTTTCTTCGTCTATAATAAGTTCTATAATGCGTTCCATATATAATTAACTATTTATTATTGATACGTTCTATATTTTATCCTAAAGACCTATTAAAATCAATGGTTCTATCCAATTCCTCAGCATCTTTTATGTCTTTATTGACTACAAACGCTCTTAATGGCTGTGTTTGCTGTCTAGATACAGATTGTGCTAATTGTGATTCGGGTGAAGCACCAACTACATTGAAATCTGGGGCTTCAACACCTAATCCACCACCTCCACCTGTTGATGGGGCTCCCAATGCAGCTATTGCAGAACTTGCCTTTTTCCTTGCAGCCACTATTGATGCTATAATACCACCTATACTTATTGCAAAGGCTGCCGTTCCATAAGGACCAAGAGCCTTAACAAAAGCCCCTATAGACATATTAGCAGCACCTATGCTTGAAACCGAATCAAGAGCTATTTGCTGTGCGGTTGCCTTACCTTTTTCTACCGCCAACTGAGCAGTTCTTATTTGTTCAGCAGCAAAAGCCTTTGCTCTCATAATTTCCTCAGCTATAAGCAAAGATTGCTTTATAGTGAACATATCTCTCTCGGATTTTATTTTTCTTTCTTGAGCCTTTAGTTCTTTCTTCTCTATCTCTTCTAATGCCTTTTTCTGAGCAGCTCCAGTTAATCTTCCTGAATTAAGTATGTAATCTCTTTCTCTAGCTAATGCTTCCATTCTAGCATTATTGTACGAAGAAAAAACATCATTTAGATATCCCAAAGACTTTTGAGTTGCAGAAAAAACACCTTGTATTTCTGCTGCTTGATTTTTTATAGCCTTGATTCCTGCTTTTGCAGACTCATCAAGTCTTTTTATATGATCATCATACCTCTCACCCATTTGCTCTAACTCATCCGTAGCCTCTAGTGCACTTTTAGCCAAAGCACTTGCAGTAAATTCAACGTCCTCTAAAGCACTCTTAAATACAATCTCACCCTTTTTATTTATATCAAAAAAGAATTTTTCAAAGAATGGATTTAAGGCCTCAAGTTGTTTTCTTATAAATTCAGGAGGTGTTGGAGCACCACCTTCCTTCTCGAATACATCTTTGAATTGAGCTATCCTTAACTCTAAATCAAATATTTGACCTTTTAATTTTTCACTGTCAGCAAAAAACTTATCTGATATATTCTTAGTTCTTTCTGCCTCAGGAATCTTAAAGAACTCTCCTCTCAAACCAGATAATTCTTTTTCTTTTTTTGTCAGCTTATCTTGAGTTAACAAGAAATCTGTATACATTGCAATTAATGCTTCTAAATTTTCCCTGCTAGGTTTATCTCCTAATCCTTCAACTAATTTTTTAAATTCTGGGAATCTATTAGACATAACCTTGACTATATCCTCTGTCTTTTCTAGATCAGTATTATACCTACCTAAACCCTGTTGAAAATCGATAAACCTTTGAGCCTGTCTACCTAAAGCCTCGGTCAATCCATCCGTTGATTTTTTAGCCTTATCTTGTTTCATAGAAAAAGCCTCAATTATAGTTATTGCAGCTTGAAAGGCTAGTATTATTCCCATTGGACCCATCAACTGAGTTCCCAATATCGAAAGAGCTTTCCTAAATCCACCCGCTTTTCCTATTAAAGTAATAAATAAGGTAGACAACTGAGATAAGTTGTTTGCCATACCCCTAATTCCATAGTTAAAATCAGATACAGTACGACCAACTTCAGTCAAAGTGGCTCCGGCTAGTCCAGATGTAGCAATTAAATCAACATTTTTTTTATTGAAAGTATCTGTTGATGTTGTTGCTGATTTAATTTTTTTTTCTAAATCACTGAAATTACTCTTTATTCCATCAATCTTGATTTTTCCCTTATTATCTATATCGATAACAAAAGTTAATTTACTCTGTTTATTAGCCATTTGCTCTTCTCTTTACAGATTCCTTAAATTCTTTAAATTTCGTAGGGGCTTTATATTTACCCTTAGCTATATCTATTATAGGATCAACCCCATAAAAATCATCAGCCTTCAATAAGTCTATCACTTCTCTTATCATTGTACTATCTCATTTGAAAATATATTCAACAATTCTAATTCGGACTCTCCGGTCATTAGGTTAGTAGTTATTGAGTTAATCCTAAAAATCTTATCACGAATCTTTATCTGGTCATTCAGTCTATAGTTTATGATAATGTTTGGCGGTAAAAATGCTTTTAGCTTGAACATCCTTTTAAGTGGGTTAAACACACTCTCTACATAACTTTTATAGAACACCTTGTAAAGAGAGTTTGTATCATCAATCCCGTAATTTACTGTCTGCCATTCATCAACTTCAGCATCAAAATTCAGTGAATATGTCGGAGCGGTTGTTGAGTTACCCTCATCATTACTGTTTGAAGGTCTCCAGTAGCTATCTAGATTAGTTGAATTAGGTGAAGATGATATCCAATTTATTTTACCACTTCTATCAGAATTACTATTACTTGCAGCAGGTAAATCAGTTACTTTTATAGCATAGAACAGTAATGGTTGTATAGAAATACTATCATAATCACCAGTATTTTCATCAGTATCTGCATTAAAATCACCACCTGCACAATACCCCCACTGTATGACTGTACTTGTTGTAGCATTAGCCCCTAAATTTTGACCTAAATCAGACAATCTTTCATATTTGATATGGGAAAATGGTAGCTGTATATCATATTTAGTCCCTCTATCAACGGTATATTCCCCTGTAGTTTGATTTTTAGTGCCCTCTCTAACATTAAATTCAGCATCACCAAAAACCTCATTGAATTGCTCAAAGTGATTTTCCATTAAAACCGTTTTAGTGTCTTGATAGTTGAAATTAATATCCGTGAATGGTAGAACAGAATCCACACTATGTTGAGATGCATCCACATATTTTTCTATCTCTATAAGCCCACCTAATTTATTGTTTACAGCATCAGCATAATAATTATCAAGGGTATCTACATATATTGTAGGTCTATCATTTAGATTGTAGTCACTGTCATCTTCGTCATCAATATAATATGCGGTTAAATTAAACATCTTAAATAAACCCGTGAGAAAGTCTATAACTTTCATTTTAGGAAAACGATTTTCCATTAATATTTCCGCAGTAGTTGTTTGTCCTGCTGAACCAGTGGCTGAATAATTATATGTGAATGACTGACCAGTTATAGAACTTGTAAATATGATATCTAAATCTGCAGCAGTTATTGAGAATTCGCTTTCGGACTGTATCTCAATTTCCATTACAATGTCTCCAGTATAATCTATATCATTCAAATCAAAATCAAAAACAGAGTCCCCTAAACCTGCCTCAACCTTTTCATTACCTCTAGTTTTGTCTCTGAATATTACTTTATACGGAACACCTTGATTAGACACAGTCAAGTCTAATGAAAAACTATGAGACCCAAAAGTACTGCCTAGAGTAATTTCACTGCCATCAAAATTAGCACTAGCTAAAGGAGTCCCTGTAGTTGTATATCCAGTTAGTTTATGAGTGAATAAGTATCCCTCATCATCATCCAGGTCATTAAATTCACCCTTCTTACTATTTATCCACAAATAAAGATTATCAAATGCAGGTGAATCAAAAAAGTCTCTAGTGAATGATAAATTATATTTCGACTCTATGGCTTCTATTATATGTATAGCCCTTATAGCAGGTTTTAAATCCGTATACTCTAATCCTCTAGTCCTATCTAGTGATGATGGTAGATTTGATTCATCACAATATAAATTACCAGATGAATTGTAAAAGCCATAAGCTGCCATCTCTGAAGCAGTGTCTGAGTTAAAGAACAATCTCTTTTTAGATGTTATTAATGGATAAATAACTGAATTGGTTTGGCTGTTTAGATTTAAACCCGTTACGAAACCTGCTCTTACATTAGCCTCAGAATATTCGTGATTGTAATTAGATAAGTAATCTAAATCCGTCAATTCATCATCACCTAATAAGTCCTTTAATGATACTGTATTCCCGTAGAAGATAATTTCATAAGCATACGCTTTATTATTCCTCATCTTAACACTGTTCAAGAATATCTTACCCTCTCTGAACGGTGCGTAGTTTATGTGTATCTTAGCTTTTTTCTTTTTCCTAGCGTCAAAAGCATTGCCAGTGATATTATAGTTATAGAAGTGTCTAAATATCTTGTTATTGGTTTCAGATGCAGGTACAGTGAAAGGCATAGAGAAGTCAGTGAATACTTTACCGATATCTTTAACATCTTGTATTGTTGATGTCAGTTGTACTGTCTCATTATCAAACATATCAACTAGTGGATAATCACCATTATTATCCTCAATATATAACTGAAGTCTCTGCATTATCTAACTGAGTTTAATTCACTAAAAGCGTAATCAAACCTTACAGTGAAGTTCAATAACTTATCATATCGATCATCTTTATAATCTATAGTATTGTCTGTAGGTGTTACCGGATAAACTTTATTGTCTTCGTGAATCCATACATATTCAGACTGCATCATTTGTTGAATAACTTCATTATAGTCACTACACAAGAATCCTGTGTTTAAGACTAAGGATTTCTCTGACTCTACATTGTGAGTTTTATCTGTAGGTGAATATGTAGGGTAGAATTTACTAGTCGCAGTTGATTGTATTGTATTTATCTTATACTGCTCCCTAGTTACATTAGCACTCTCTTTTCTTCTACCAAAGAACCATATATCTTGTAATACACCAAACTTATTTAAGAAAGTAACCTTGTACGGTGTGTTTTTACATTCATCTATATAAGTTACAGAAAGAGTAATTGTTCTGTTATCTTCTGTTGTTATAATTACAGTATCTGAATTTATAGGAGCATTAATGCCTGATGTTATGCCATTAGCAGTACTACTCATTAAAGAAGTTGCATCTGCTTTAATTAATGTAGTATCTGCTCTATAGTCTGTTGTGTCAGCAGTTAATTCAGTAATTGTTTTTCCAAATGTTAAAGTTCCTGTTGATACAGTCCCTTCAAAGAATTCAACACTATATAATTCATTCTCTTTGTATAATGGTACTCTAACTTTCTCCCCCTTTTTCCAATAAATACAAGTATTTGATTGCTGTAAGGGTGTGGTAAGTTGAGGGTTTATTTCATCTTCAAAATAACCATATCCGTGATTTACAAGTCTAGTTCCTTTATTTATTGTTGATGAAGAATCATCAAAAGTATTTGTTATTTCCCAAGACGCCCATTTAGATAAACTTGCCTTATCATAGTTTCCACTAAAAGATATCTCAACATAGTCCTTTATCAGTTCTGATATTTCAAATAATATAGTTTCTTCGCCAGGTATTATGGATTTGGTTATAGTATATTCAGGGTCTCCTGAATAAGAATTTATCAAACCATCATATATCCAAAGTTTTAATGTTGCAGAAGTTAATGTTGCCATAATTATATTTTATATCCTAAACTTTGTAGTGCATCTATTGTTACCTGATGATAATATGCTGAATTTTGTGCCGGTAATACATTTCTCACAAAAATAACTTCAGAGCGGTCTGAAAGCCCATTGCTGCCATCAAAACCATTAGCCCCAGTAGAAATATTATCTATAAAGTGTGAAAACTGCATCCAACTATCATATGGGGGTCCACCTTTTTCTTTTTCTATACAAAATATAATAAATAGATGTTCTCCAAAAGTAGTCTTACTATCTAATTTATTTCTGAAATTTGATAAATCCGTTGTATAAGCTCCTGTTTTTGTATTATCACCTACATCACTATTATGATAACTAGATGCTGCTTCATCTATAAAAGTTAAATGCACTAGCTTTGTGGCTGTAGGAGATATCGCATCATTTGTAGCCCAGTTTAAAAATCTTTCATTATAGTTTTGCTCATATATAACTCTTTCGTTATACAATGCAGTATCATTATCATAATATTGTAAGAATGAATTTTTAAGTTCATTTTCGGTCATTTTAGCTATCTCATCTATTTCACCGCTTCTTCCTAAATATCCTAAAGACCCTGAATTGTCTAGCCAAAATTTAAATTCAGTTAATGTATCTACTGTTTGTTCTGGTTTTCCTAGATCAAAACTTTGCCCTCCTTTTTCAGCAGTACCAGTACATATAGCAGCAGATACAGTATCTTCTTGAGCAGATGCTAATTGTGTTTCTCCATTAGCTAATACAACTGTTTGAGCCACTCCATTTACATCTGTGTAGGTAAATGTAGTATCACCTGTCGTACAAGTACCTGTAAGTGTATAGTAAAATGTTTCTGTAGCTTCTACATCTGGGCAATTTAATCTAAAACTAAAACTATCATTAGGAACAAATGCCTCAGCAGTCAATACAACTTCTGTTGGAGTTGCTGCTGTTTTATTTATAGTTAATGTTGTAGGTTGCTTTTTATTGGTTGGATATGCAGTATTATTTGGTGATGGAATTGGGTCTGTAATAGTATAATTAGAATCTCCTATATATCCTGTGGTATTTGTAGTATTATTCCAAGTAATATTAAATTTAACAGGTGAATCCTGTTGTGAACCACCATCCATAAATTCAATCTCTACTTCTCCAACTTTATCTCCAACACCTACTAAATTATAAGTTTTAGTTCCTACGAAAGAAGCCTGATTTATAATATCACCACAATTTACTTCTATATCTGTGTTTGTAATTTGTTCAGGTACTTCTTGCCAGTTAATAGTTATTTGTGCCAATCCTACATCTCCATCATCATCTGTAACTGCTACATTGTATATTTTAGGTTCAACTGTAGTATTTGTAACGTCTATAGATACTGTTGTCTCTGGTGATGATGTGCCACCCCATAAATAACTCACTATAGTCCCATCACTATCTGTAGCTACCGCAGTTAAAGTAATTGTATCGCCAACATAAGGTGTTGTATTACTAGCAGTAATAGTTACCGTAGGTGGTATATTAGTTGGTGGGTCTGGAACCTCAGGTGTTTCTGGTACTTCAGGTGCTGTAGGGTTTGCCTCAATATAGTATGGACTCCTAGTATTTATTCTAACATCACTCATTTAACTTCCTTTATAATATAACTGCGTTTTACTAAAGTGTAACCTTAACTCTTCTTAGCTGAAGGAGTGGCCTCGTGTATTTCTTCTTGTATTTGTTTTTGATATGCTTCGGTAAGTTCTTTTGTTATACTTGGTTCAAATCGATCTATAACTCCATCTATGAATCTAACTGGCTTTATACCATTTTCTTTTATAGACCTACCTATTATAAATGTGAGATCTCTTATGGTTAATGGTTTTTTGCTTGATGTTTTTTGGGGTTTAATGCCTTTTCTCTCAATCCAATCTCGTAAGTTAAGCATTGGCGGTTTACCTGGCATTTTACCAGGATTTCTTCCGTAATTAACATTGATACCGTATTCATTCATATAGATACCAAAACCATCCCGACCTTTTAGTTTCCTACCAACAATACTCTTCTCCAAGTCACTACCAGGCTTATTTAACTCCCTCTTTAATTCAGCGACTAGTATCTTCTTGTATTTATCAAGAACCTTTGTTGTATACTTTTTCTTAGCCATTAACAAATAGTGTGTTCGTTATTAGCCATCTCAATATCTATTGTGGCTGCCCAACCGGCTAACTGATTCTCAAAGTTATCTATAAATGGTGAAGCGGTTATATCAGTGTTTATTTGTAATTTATCACTAAACAGCTCACCCCTCCTCAACTCTTGCTGTATGTCATTTACAACTTGTAATTGAGTGTTTAATATATCTTGTAGATTGTCATTACCGTAGATGAGGTCTTCATCAGTTAGATCATTAGTCTTATCAACTACATCTAAGCAAAATACTTGTATGGTAGCGGTTATGATATGTGGTGAGAATACGACATCCCCCATTGATATATGGGATAGTGGATAGATAGTTGTTTTGTCCAAATCAACCTCCAATATATCCCCGAAGGTGACTGTATTAGTAATTCCATTCTCTTTGAGTTTGTCGTTTAGCTTTTGTATTACGGTGTATACTTGTCTCATTTAGTCTTTTGTTTTATCATTTTAGCCTCTAAGTCATTCTTCTCCTTCTCAAACTCTAACCAGGTTAGACATTCGGAAGCTGATAGTTTTGTAATCTCTTTAAATTTTGTGACATCTCCTCTAGCGATTGCGTATATTGATTGATACCATCCCCATTTTGCTCCAAATCCTTTATTAGTTCCGGGTCCTTCTTCAACTTCTGCGTCAAAGAGTCCAGTAAATAACTCGACAAAACGTTCCCTAAACGATAAAAAAAAACAACTGAACCTAAAGCTACATTTACCGGAGCATCCTTCATTACCTCAGCATACTTATCTGAACCTTCATAGTCCTCTATCAAATACAAATCCCCTTTACGGAATGTTATTGGTCTATATAGCACAGCCATTGCCTTATGTATCTCCTGCCAATCACCTATATAATTATCTAAGTCAATAAACTCACCTAGACTAATATCATCTAGCTTAGGGATGAACCCGAAGGTAACGGAGTTACCCTGAGGATCTGTTAATGTAAAGTCCCTTTGCAGTGGAGTATCCTCCTTAAATATCTCTACAATGTGGTTTATGATAAATGAAAACTCTGCTAGTGGTAACTTATAAGCCTCCTTCATTGTCACCCCACAGAATATCTCCAATACCTTTAGATTGATAAACTCTGTGTCTTCAGCATCTTCATTACCTTCCATAACTTTTAGATACTTCTGATACTGCTGTAGTGTGATAGCGGATAATTCTTTGGGTACTTCTAAAGTAAACTTTTGACTCATACCTATATAACTAAACAATAACTGTTCTGTACTAGAATGCAAAATAAAACACTTTGTAAATATTCAGTTATATCTATAGATAATCAATAGGGGCTCCTACAGAGACCCTTAAACTATTAACTAGACCTTAGATTATCACAACGCTTTTATTCAGAGAAGGGTAAATACATTCTTTTTTCAAATCATCCTTTTTATTTCCAATCTACTTTATTATATTTGTAATAACAATGTCTGTTTCATTGTTATAATGGTTTTTAGTTATTTGCAAAGCCTCCTGTTTAGACCTTTTCAGGGGGCTTGATTTTTTAAAACCTGATACCTCACACCCCGCCATCTTCATTTTACGTTGATTTTCTAAAACTGCATACCTCACCACCCATACGATTCATTTTACGTCGTTTTAAGGCATCTTCTCGGGTTGTTGCATATAATACCCCCCAGGATTAGAGAGAGTCCGTTAGAGGGGCTGAAATTAAGAGGGTCGGCATCACTCTATAAAATACTTACATTCATTCTCAATTCATTACTAAAATATAGCTACAAAAAAACCGCCCTATAAAAATTAATTTACAAGGCGGTCAAACAAAAACCAAATAAAAAAAAGTATTGTTATTCTTTAGTGTTTAGTTTATCGAATTGGTCAAATGATATCCTTTTACTAAAGCCATTTTGATTTGATATAAAGTACTTATTGTCTAATTCAACGGTATAAAAACACTGACTAAGTTTTTTAATATACTTCATTTTCTTTTTGTTTATAATTACTGTAACTATTTGCGAAAGCTGTCAAACAAAATAACGGGAATTCGTGATAATTGTTTGGGGTTTCGTTTGTTTCAATTATTTTGTCGATAGTTTCTTTTAAATATATTTCGTGATTTTGTTTTAATTCATCTTTGTAAACTTCAAAGAATTTGTAAAATTCATAACAAACAGCCCAAACATTTTCGGGGGTTTGGTTAAACTCTTTTTTATTCCCTTCATTTAATAAGGCTTTTATTAAATTAATATTATCTAATTTTATTTGATTTTTCATTTTAGTATTTGTTTAAGGTTCCAAATTTATTGTATCTGTTATCAAGTGAAAGGAATAGTTTTTCGTTTTTACTTTCCCTTTTATCTTTTATATAATTTATGTATTCTTTATCAATTATAATATTCATTTTATTAGTTTTTAATTAGTGAAAGATTAGACCTACTTTATTTGTAGGGTTAAACCATTTAGTAGCAAATAAGTCTATTTTAGAAGCATTTTTATAGCCTAATTTATTAAGACTTTCAATGCTATCAAAAATCTTTGTATGCCTATCTTTTGACTTATCTATTAGGTTGACTTGTTTACCAGAATCGGAAAAAATAAAGTCAAAGTTTCTGGGGATCTCCTGGAGCTCTTTAATAAACTTAATACTATTGGTATAGGAATAAAATTTAACTTTTGGGTTTTCCTTTGCAATAGTCAACCATTTATCCAAATAGGCTTTTGAGTAATAATCTCCGCTATCGTGCACCCTAATGAAATCGGGTTTTTTCTTTTGTATCTCTTTATTCATTAAGTCTACAAAATTAGGTTCCTTTGTTAATTGATATTTTTTCTCCATTCCATTACGCACACTAGGGAAGCGTTTGTAGTTACCCTTTTGAGCATAACAGAATTTTATACATTTATCCGCAAAGGGACAAGTAACTTTACCCGTTTGACTTTTATAAGCGGGGATACTGAAATTAAATACTCTTTTATTTAATTTATCCCCCGTCTCTTTTATTTTGGTATTTTGTGTTAATAGGTTCATTTGTTTTCGTTTTTAGTTATTTCTATCACCTCTTCAATAATATGGCTGTTATCACTTTCTAAAATTGTATTAACTAAAAAAGTAATTTCTTCAATGGGGCAACTGCATTGAGTTAATAGCCAATTTGCATAAAGTTCAGCATCTTTTATAGTTACTTTCATCTTGATAGGGTTTTTAAAATTCTGTAATAGTATTCTTCTATACATTCTCTAAATTCCATTTTTATTTTACTGTTTTCTAAGATGAATTTTTCAGCTTTTATTTGCTCTTTACTGCCATAATAAAAACTATTACTTTGCAATTTTATCATTTCTTTTTTTATAAATTCTCTAAATATCATCTTGAAAGGGTTTTATTAATTCTGTCTATTTCTTCAATGCTTTCATCGATTATTAAGTCATTAATAAAGTATTTTTGATTCTTAATCTTTACCCATATTAAGGAGTTTAAATTTAGAAATCTTTTAGCCTTATTAATATCGTCAACTTTGCGAGATAGTGCAACATCTAGAACGGGTAGTAAACCTTTGCTAATAGGGTTAAAACTTAGTCCTATTCCTTTATTTCCTTTTGTTACATTGGTTCGAGCATTTATGATACGTCTTGAACCGTCTTTTTTGATAAATTCAGCGGTGAAGATTTTACCGCTAGTCATTTCATTAATTAAATTTTGATAAGTCATTTTAATAGTTTTTAATAGTTAATAATTAAAGCCCCCACGAAGCGGAATTAAAACCGCCTTGAATGATGCCGTGATAAAGTACTAAAGCCAATAAAGCTAAAATAGGTAAAGCGATTAAAATCTTTGTCGCTTTGTCTAAAATTGAAATGAATTTTGTTTCCATTGTTATTTGTTTTAATAGTTATTAATATTCAAATGTAGTAAAAATATCTTAGTAATTAACAAAAATGTAAAAAACTTTTATTCATATATAATTAAGGTACGCACGCGAATAATAAAAACTTTTTTACTGTGCAAGCCTTAACACAGTTTTTTTTGGTTCAATAGTTTCCAAAGTTTACCAAATGAAAACTCAAAAAATATCAACCTTGATTGTATCAACAACATTTGTAGTGACAACATTTGTAGTGACAACATTTGTAGGTACAACAGTGAGAACCGAACCTACTGCGTTTAAGAACCTACTGCGTTTAAGAAGGTACTGCGTTCAAGAGGGTATTGCGTTTAAGAACCTACTATGTTTAAGAACCTACTGCGTTTAATAGAATTTTTTGACAGAGGGAAAAAAATTATCGGATAACATAACTCCCTTTGTTTGCATTAGCAAGGAAGTATTGAGCTGCATAACGTAGGCTATCCATATGGTGATTCCATTTATCTATTGGCCTTTCATTCCTACTGTGCCATACATAGTTATTGAGTTCCTTTATAAGTTCTAAGGAATCTGGGTCAATAATCAAATCAAAGTCTTGTATTAATGCTATACCGGTTAAGATACTACCCTGCCTCTTTATTGCAGGCTTGACATTACAATATACCTTGAGTTCCTGGAGCAATCTAGGCTCTGCTGAATCACAGATAATAAGTTCATCTTGGGTATATCTTCTATTCATCTCCCCTATCTCTTTTGTAGATAACCCAACCTTACAGTACATTGTCTTTAACCACATCTTCTTCCTATCCTTATCAATAGCCACCTTCAGTAGAACGGTAGGATCGACTGAGAACCCAAAGTCTTGCCCATATATATAAGGGGCATATTCATTGAATGGTCCAATAGTCCAACGAGTAAATACAACACCATCAGCTTTATCTAACCAACCACCGAGTATCTGGTGATTATATTTATCTGGTCTACGTCTACGAATCTCTTCTATCTGCATAAGGAAGGAGTCAGATAGGTGCTCCATATTATCCTTGAAAGTAGTGTGAATGTAAGTTACATTATCCTTCCAACCATTGTGTCCACCATTAACAGCTTTAGCAGCAAAGAACCTTTGATATATCCAGTGCTCCTTAGTTGTAGGGTTTAGTATAAGTATAACTCTATTAGGTTTATTTTTAGCCCTTACAGACTGATCTATCTTGTCGAAGTCATCTTCATTAATAAGTTCCTCTGCTTCATCCAATACAAACGTTGTAATACCTTGTAAGGACTTCAGTGCAGCCGTTTGATTACCTGCTGAGGTCTTTATACCTTTGAAGATAATAGAGCTCCCTGTGGACATATTTAGTATTTCATCTTTAGTTATCCTAAAATGTTCAGAGATACCATACAACTCTATCTTTTCTATAAACTCTGGAATAATGGATGTAGAGGCCGAACTCATAGTATACCTAGTGAAGAGTATCTTATGACCTTGTTCCATCGTTAGGAGGGCTAAGAATGCCCCTACAGCAAATGACTTACCACTACCTCTACCACCGGTTACAACAAAGTACCGACTATCATTACCTAAGGCTTGATACTTAGGATTTAGTTGTGGTACTGACATATGTATTCACTATATTGAGTTGCTATTGCTTTGGCCATACCTTGAAAGGTTTTACTCCTTAAGGTCCTTCTTTCTTCTGGTGTCTTAGCTTTTGCTAATGCATCCATATACCATTGAGCTTGTCTTTTCTTCTTTCCGTTCTTATCTGTCCATTCAAAAAATTCCCCCTTCTCAACAATATTAGTTGGGGATAGTTTAGGTAAGTTCTTGGTCCACAAACAAGTTGTCTTTGTAGCCTTATCACCAAACTGCCAAGGCTGTATAATATCGTTAGGTTTTCTTATCTGACTACTTATTACACTTACAGGATTCTCAACAGCAATATGTTTAATGGGTGCATCTAACAATTGTTTGACAAAGAATAATGCTTCTTTCTGCTTCTCAAATCTATCTTGATTAACAGAACCATCCTTGTTATACATCCACCTAGCACCACTAACAGCTAGGTAAGTGCAGGGAGGGTGTGCTATCATTAAATCATATTTACCACTGTAAGCCTCTGCTATTGCATCACCTTGTATATGCCATTCAGGATGACCTCCAGAACAAGGCAAAATATCACAACTATAAGCCTCATAACCTAAAGCTCTGAACTCCTTGGTTATGGCTTGACTTTCCTCACAAGCTATTAGTACCTTCATTCTTTTTGCTTCTGTTGTTCTTTTCTTCTCTAAATCTAACCGGTTTACTTTTACCGTCTGGCATATATCTATAACCTAGTATAGGGTTGATACCGTAATCCCAAAAGTTATGTGGCATATCATCCTTCATCTGTAATATCAATTATATCTGGGTCATCATTCTCAGTGTCATCATCTTGATTCCCTGCGAATAAATTCTTAATGTTTATATTCACTTTAGGTTTTCCTTCATTCATATCTTGATCTTCTGGCTTACCATATTTATATTCAAATAATAATTTAAGGTGAGGGAATGAATCCTTAGCTTTTTCTGCTAGTGATTCCCAGGCTGCCTCTTCAGAACCAAACACCTGCTTCATTGCGTTTAAAGCGTAGATGTTGACTCTATCCTTCTTGGCCTTGTTCATAGCACTAGGGGTAGCCATAACCTTCTTAACAGGCTTGTTCACCTTCTCGCCTCTCTTCCTACCATTGTTCTTTCTACCATCAGTAGGTTTGACGTACTTCCTTTCTTTAGGCTTCCTACCCATTATGTTTATTATATAGAAAATTATATACAGACCATATTGCTATTGGCCATTCTCTTTGTGTGTACAGCTTCTCACCTATCCTCTTATCGCCACCAAATTCTACAACAAGTTTAAATTTAACACCTAGACTTTGCTTGTGCCTAAGATGTTTAAATTCTACAGGCACAGGATATATCCTATAGCCTCTATCCATACACCACTTAGCAGCCTTCTGATTTATTACAGATTCCCACTCAAAAAGATCTTTAGCTTCACTCTTATCACCTTTTTTCATAGTTCTTTAATTTTTTGCATACTTCTCTTCTTTTAGTGCAAATACATCTGAGTTAACCCTGTTGGGTTCATACTTAGCTAAAGAAGCTCTTAGGAATAAAAACTTCCTTGCTAGTTCATTGTAGTCTTCTAATAACTTTCTATACTTAGACTCATAAAGTTCCTCTGTATCTTCAAAGCGAACATAACCTTTAGATTTATAACTCACCTCACAAACCTTTTCGTTTAGTTCTGCATATATCTTTTGTATCCTATCTTCATAAGTAAGCCAACCCTCAAGTCTTTTAATACCGTTAATAGTTACAGCGTGATCCCTATCAACTTCTTTACCTATTCTATCTAAGGATAACTGAGGGAAGTGTACTCTACATAACTTGTAGTACATAGCCCTAGCCTCTACATAAGTAGTCTTCCTAGACTTCACACTTAAATCTAATTTATAATATTCTTCTACAATTGATCTTACTAATTCTTGTTCCATTATTTGTTATTTATAAGTTATACTTGTTATCTAATTCTAGGGCTATTAATTTTAATTCAGAATAGGTTTTATAGTCTGCCTCATCTATTGCTTTCTTGATACCGGAACAAGCCTCATAGTTCTCCAACTTCTCCTGGAACTTCAGCTCCAAGTCTAGTTCATAAACAGGGACTCCTTCTAGTAAACTTAATATAGTGAGATAATAATACAAACCTTCTTCTTCTTTGAACTTCTTAGAGTATTCCTCTAATCGTGTAGTCATTCAATTTACTTCTTTTATCTATAAAGTATTCCTTATAGGTGTTAACACACTGCTTGACTTTATTACCACCAAGCTCTCTTGTCTCATCACTGAGTTCAAATATTCCTATATCACCTGTACCTTTCTCTATTACAACAAAAGTGAATTTAGTCACCCCGAAGAGTTCACAATAAATCCACCCTTGCATATCATAATGCCAAAGGTATTTAGCAGTTCTCTCCCAACCATCTAACTTAGCTGTTGTCTTAAGATCAATAAGGTGACCATCCTTAAGGTAATCAGCCTTACCCCTAAAAGGTAGACCATACAACTCACCTATTGCGGGTGTTTCTGCTGTGCCACCAGTGAAGAGTTCATTAGCGTGACTATTGAATCTAATAGCATTACAAAGTTCATTAGCCTTATTGAGTTCGCTAGTTAGCATAACCTCTTTACCTTTGAGTCTAGCTTCAGTATAAGCTGCATCAAAAGTCTTAGTCCTTCTACTACCTATATTGACAAAATCATATTTATCATTAAGTTTCTCTTCCTCTAGTACAACAGTGTGTATTAACCTACCCTCTCTTAGTGGAGGTGCATCTGAATTAACTTCTTTTGTTTTGTTGAAGTATGTTTTTGGTGACTTGTATAAATCTTTAGCTGATGAAGATGATAGGGCATTCTGACCTAAGTAGCCATAGTAGAAGGAGTCATCCTCCATCTGTTTAAGGATTTCATCTACACCCCAGTTCTTACCGTCAAATAGTTTTATTCTTTCCATACTGGCTAAGCTAATATTTTTTTTAGATATACACAATTATTTGTCAGTTAAATCTTTTTCATTCATATGGGCCTCTAAGATATATCCGTCTAGAGGGCTTATCAAAGAGATAGCTTTGTAAATCTTCCTACTCATATTCTTAACTTTCTTCTTCTCTGTAGCAGTTGAGTCTATACCTAGATTAGTATACATCCAAGCATCCTCCTTTAGGAGCTCATCAACTTTCTTTTTTGTCGACCAGGTCTTGTACCCCTGAATCTTCCGTATTCTTTCCTCTGTTATCATTTTCTTTTTCTAATTGTTCTATTTTGTATAAGGCTACCGCCAATGCCTGTTGAAGAATCTTTATATCCTTCTGCATCATAACTAAAGTACTCTCCTTCATTTCTGTCTTTTTAGTTTCTCTATATATAAGGTGGCATCCATAAGCTCCTCTTGTAAATGATTAAGGAACTTATAAAATCCATCAGGGGAATCATAAAGTGTAGTACCATATTTTGTAATACCATCTCTACTCCTCACCTTATACTTATTAATCACATCCTCAACTATAGGGTCTTTAGGTAAATGATTATACCCTGTTGAGTCTGCGGTCCATTCTCCAGACTCTATCATTTCATTATACTTCTTTATACTATCACTCATTGATAAAAAAATTTATTAATTTAACAATTAACCATTCTATGATTCTTAGAGCTATGTATCCAACTACAAATTGACTCATAACACTTCAGCATCAATCACCTCAAGTAAGGCAATCTCTTTATTTATTAAATTATTGTTTGCAAATTCAGTTGTAGCCTTTATCTTCTTAGTAAACCACTCTGGCTCAACATTATATAGATTCCATCTATAAACCCCTTCCGGAGTAGAATTAATATAGATAGGTATGTCTAGGTTGTCCTTGCATTTAAGGACCATAGCATCATACTTCTTCTTCTCTATAAGTAATTCACTGTAATGCGTTTTTCTGCACTTCAGCTCTATTCTGTGAAATGTAATCGGACTGTAACAATCCCACCTACTCATTTGACTTTTAGCCTTGACCAGGTCGGGATAATAATCTTTTCTTAGGAATTCGAAAAGCTGTTTTTCAATCAAGATATTCTTTATATAATCTCTCTAACTTATTAAGTCTATTAAGTACACAAGAACCACAACCGCTAGGAGCATCAGATACATTAAATACTCTATTGTATATAGCGTATATCTTTCTAACTTGCTCCGCTTTAGGTGATCTTCTTTGCCATAGTTTATCAGAGAAAATACCTTCTAGGTAATCAAATTCTTCCTCTGTAAAACAATTAGGTTTATTGTAGGGGAATAGGTAATTCAACTTATCCTTACGTTCGTCACAACCACAGTCCTCTCCGGCCACAAATTCAACCGCCTTCTTTATCCCTGTAGCTTTAGTGATTTTCTCTACGGTATCACCAAAACCGCTTGAGTCGCTTTCATATTTAGCAACCCATTCTTTGTACCTCTTAGTCCTTTTATCTTTAGGCTTTGGAGGGATTTGTTCTTCACTGCTCATATCTTATTATTTAAAAAGTACATATACATATTAACTATCTCTCTAGAAGTTTTACCTTTTAGGTCTTCATACATAGCATTATACCAATCTATGAAGTCTAACAATTGATCTTCCATTACTCTTGGTCTATTAAGTTAAAGTCTCCATTCAGATAGTCTTCAAAGTCTTCACCGAATTTACTTTTCAATATATCCTTGTAATTCTTACAGCTATTAAAAATGGATGTCACCGATATCTTAGTTTCTTTAGCGAGTTTACGCATACTCATATCGGTCTTATAATACAGCTTAAACAACTTTTTATCATACCAGTGATCCCAAGACTCCACCTCTTCATTTATCTTATTCAATATTGAAGCCTCGGCTCTCTCCTTCTCATAATTAACCTCTTCATAGATTATATTATCACTGGTGTTAAAAGTGTATTCGCTATCGTAATTGTCTATTCTGTAGACAACATACTTTGATTTAGCTTTAGAATAATCGCTCCAGAGATTCTTTATGGTTATATAAACATAAAACTTGTTAATCTCTGTTTTATTATACATTATCTTCTCAGGATTTTCAACATACTTGTTTAGCCTTAGATAAGCCTCGTGGACAAAGTCCTCAACTATATCTTCAGGGATGCCAATAGACAAACCCATAGCTATCCAAACATTATGATTTTTACTGAGGATTTCTAACATTCAATGGTATGTGTATAAATACTATTCCTAAACTAATTCTAAGTAAGTCAAACACTATATCACCTTCCTCGAAGGAAGAGTGTTCAACGTCTTCTAAATAATCGATTCCAAGTAGGAATCCTTTAATAAATTCTAGCTGTATGTTCATATTGTATATTTAAGTTTCTTTATGATTACCATAAGGATATACACCCAAAGTGTACTAGTTAACATAAACCCTGAAATTATCAAGGTGTAAGTAAAAAATCGCTTGAATAATTGTATCATTTCTTAGATTCTTGGTTTTCTAATATTAGTTCTACAACCCTATCACATTCCTTTTGATTTTGTGGTTTGTATAAGGTGTACGCAGGATACTGTTCTGCAATTAATTTTTTAAACAGTTTCCATCTCATAGGGAATGACTCATTAGCTCTACCCTTCGTCTCTATTATAAAATCTTCACCGATAAAGTCTGGTGTGTATTTAATTGGTAATATCCTCTTTGAACCTCTATTCTTAAATTCACCTTTACTATTGGCTTGTCTCTCATAAGATTCATTAGGGAAATCAAATCTATCTATAAGAACGAAAGTTCGTCCCTCATAGTCAGCTTTAATTTTATTTTTCTTTAATACCATATACATATATCTCTCTAAACCTGAAGCAAACTTAATCCCGTCATAGGTTATTTTCTTTGCTTGTACTGGGCCTCTCTTCCTAGATTTTCTTCTCCTCATTCTTCAACTCGCCATAACAAGGAAATGATCAACACCATTAATATAATTAAAAAAGCTATATAAAATATCATATTCTTAAATATTTATCTTTGTCTATCTCTTCAGGTATGGACTCTAATATATTAGGTAAACCCTCCTGGTCCACTTCAAATGCAAATTTATCAAAGGGAAATCCTCTACTTCGCATACATTTGACAATCGCTATGTTCTTTTGGTCTGATAATTCTAATGCTATTTGTGTCTCTGCTTTCTTCTCCAAGAATGAACCTAAGTGTCCGGTAGGTTTCTCCGAGTTCCAATTCGAATGAATTGCTGTGATTATATGGATATTCAGTTCTTGAGTCCATTTCATTAAATACTGAACGACCTTGCTAGATTCCTTTAGATCATTACTGTCTAACATTAAATCTACAATACCGTCTATTATTACTAACCCAATATCATCAGTAGTGTTCAAGTGCCAATCAATAAAATCTAACCTTTCCATAGGTGAATACTGTCTAAGAGCATAGGTAAGGTAGTCACCAGATTGACCGCAAGTATCTGTAACTCTGCGGAATACTCTATGAGCGTGGAACCTACCTTGCTCAGTATCGTAGTGAATAAGTTTTTTACCTTCTCTATAACCTTTCATACCTGTAGTTCTATTAGTCTCTCCTGCCATATAGGCCATAGCCATTAATGAGAGGAAGAATGTCTTTTTGCTTTTTGGAGGAGCCTGTACAAAGCTGAAATTCCCATAACTACCAATACCAATGGGGACAGGATTAGCACCACTACTGCAGCCAAAAGAAACGGCAATGGGCGGGAGTGATACATTTGCTTTAGGGTCAACATAGCTATCCTCCAAGATTCTTTTGTATTTTGTTTCATAATCTATCTTAAGTTGGTTCATATTCATCCTTGGTGTTGTAAACTATAGCATCCTTTACGAACAGCTCTATAGCTTCGGATATACTTCCATAAGGCTTTAATTTATTATTATTAGCAATATCTAAAGCCATAATGTTATTTTCAATACTATCATAATTGTATTTGGATGGTGTCTTTAATATAAAAGATAGCTTGTCAATCAATATATGTTTAACAAATTCATAACTAACCTCATCTATATGGTCTTGATTAAGTTCAAACATATGGTCAATATACCAAGACGCTAACCTTTCAAGGTGCATTGTTTTATCTTTATAATGATTATCTAAATAGGTACAATGCTCTACAACATCATTAAATGCTTTCTTTTCTTTCCAAGTCATATTGTTTTGCTTGGATAAGTATTCGGATAATATTTTAATCTTGTTCTCTATCATAAAAAAATAAAGAGGGTGACCGTTAAGCCACCCTATTTAATCTAGAGGTTTAAAACGTCAATTACGGTTTCCTCCTCTTTTGGTTGGCCATTACCAACCGTCTTACCATTCCCTAAATAAACTCTAGGTGTTTTAGCTTCTCTCTCTTCCTTAGTCTGGGACATAATAATAGAAGCATTGTTCCCATACTGATCTACCTCATCATTGACAAACATAGTAACATTAATATAGCTACCCTTTTTACCTTTGATGATTTTAGACTTCTCTATCTTAGTCAAGTCTAAACTTGCATTAATAATTGTACTCATAAAAAATATTTAATTAATTAAACTAAACTCTCAAGTTCTTTTTTGAGTGTAGAACTCACACTATACTTTTTAAACACTTCACTAATATCACCTCCACTAGTAATATAGCTTACAACTCTTTCATAAGCTGCATCCTTTTTAGTCAAACTAGGCTTAGCTGAATAAGTGGATTTGTGATCATTAGTGGCATCTGAATCTTTAGTGTCATCTAATAAGAATAGATTACCTAAAGCATATTTCTTAGCGTATGAAGATGCTGAACCGGACTTCTGTGGCATTTGCATACCTTTTGCATTGAGTTCAATAAAGGCATCATCTGTGGCCTCTATAACTGAATTAGGGTCTTCCGCATCAATTATCTTAGCTGTAGCAGTTACGCAAGGCATACCACATATTTCTGTAGTCACATTATTGACTTTTACACTAACCTTATATTTTTTAAGGTAAGGCTTAAGTGCTTCAAGGATATCCTCTGCACTTCTGTACTTGTAATTACCAAACTTGTTAGTCTGGTTCTTAGGAGCTTTAAGCTCCGTTTGAATTGCTAGTAGTTTCTCTACAATGTTCATAATAATAAAAATTAATCGGTTAATAATTCTTCTTTAACAATCTCCTTTCTCACAATACCCTTATATTCATTAGGACAATCTGGATCACACACTTCAAACAAGAATGTTCTGAGTCTATCAATCTCTTCGGTATACTCTCTGTTCTTTTTTTCTAATGCTGATATCCTCATTGTGAAGTAAGAGGAAAGGTCATAAAAGTGTTTCATTGTTATTTATTTTGTACTAAATTACAAAAAAATCATTATCAACAACAATTTTAACAAATTTTAACATTTATGCAAAAAAAAGAGGGCTACTACTATTCACCCTCCTTCTTCGTCCAAGAATTAATATCCGATTAATTGCATTATAAAATTACAATAGGTTACGTTATAAACCAAATCATATCTGGTTTTTGATCATCATTGTCAACGTGAATGTATTTATGGTGCAATCCAAACCTCCTAAATCCAACCATAGACAGTGCCTCAACGATTTTGAGGCGTTTTCCCGCATTTACACACTCAATATGTGCTGCCCTACCTATTAAGTGAGAAGATGTCGTAGAAGCCTTGTAATGTATGTTATTATGGGTGCCACTTATATAACCACTAAGTATCTTAAATCTTATCCCTGCAATATCCCTAGCTTCATCTAACATACCAAGGAATTCTCTATCCATATACTTATAGCCGGAGCCTGGTTGATCAGGGGAATCAAATTCCTCAAAACGAAAATATTTATATTCCATTTTGTGAAATTAACTAAAAAATATATATTTGCAAAACGGTAGCAGTAAATCTACCTTAAAAATTACCAAACTTCTATAGAGATATAGTTGGATCAGATACTTTGAAATTTTGTTTTTCTAGGGGGCTTTTTCTTTTCTTTCTTTCTTTTTTACTCTTTTTTCTTTCTTTCTTTTCTTTTAGAGTTATATACTACGTTTAACGACCCTGCCCTTTATACTTCTTCTTATAGTTCTTAGAGGACTTTAGAGAGCTTGATTTAGACTTACTGTGTACCCCTGGTCGTTTAATCTTAGAACCGCCCTTATAATCACTTATTTGAAGTTTAGCCACCTTTATGCATTTTATTACCGAATACTTTCTCTACACCCCTAGAACCAAAATATCCACCTATAACTATTGATAAAAGACCGGTTATTGAGTCTAGCGGATACCCTAAATACCACCCTACAACATAACTAACAGTTAAAAACACTAAAGTCAATGGTCTAACATTACTTGCTAACCAACTACCTGATCTAGCATCTGCAACCCATCTTCTAGTTGTACCATCTATTTCTGCACGTTCAATATCAAGTTTTTTAAGTGCTACTTGCTTATCTTCATCAGACATTTCAGAACCACCAATAATAGCTTGAATTACATTACCTGCTAAAGTATCACCTGCTACAGCCTCTACTACATTAGGTATCTTATTAAGTAAGAACTGACCTACTTGAGTATCTTTAAATTTCTTTTTTGGTTTAGACATAACGTACTTCCTACTGTATTAGTATGTCCAGACAGAATTAGGTTTGGAGTCATCGGTATCACAATGTATAAAGGTTTTTGCAACTCCAATCCTTTTAAATCCTGCTTTGATAAGGGCGTTAAGGATAATGTATCTTTCACTCCCACTTCCAACAGCAATATCTGCTGCGACTCCAATAAGGTGTGATGAGTTTGGCACTCCACCGACTTGTTCGTTATGCTCTTTTGTTCTGTAACCACTTGTGATCTTAAAGGATATACCTGCAATGTCTCTAGCGTGGTCAAGTTTGTAAAGAAAGTTACTATCCATATTCTTACCTGAATCAGGAAGAGAAGGACAGTCAAATTCCGATAAAGAAAAGTAATTAAGATTCATACAAATATAGCGTATAATAGTTTCCAAATAAGGAAGAAAGCTACTACACTAACAAAGATAGTTTTACCTCTATGAAACATACCTCTATCCCAATTAGTGATATACCAATCCTTCACCCAAGCTACCGCTTTGTTATAATATTCTTTTATCATAATTATTTATTTAAGTGGCTACCATCACAATACCCATTAGGGTTTGTAGTACATCCACATTTACATTTTACTTGACTCATCTTCTTTTGTCTTTTTGTAAATACTCAAGGTCTTTCATAAAGTTGTTTAGCTTTATTTCTTGCTCTCTCATTTTAGCCTCAAGCTCTCTTTGGTTCTTCCAAGTATATTCCTTTTCGTTATACTTTAGCTTTTTAACATCAGCAGCATTAGTTTCTATCTTGGCACTTAAAGTATAATAAGAACCTATAATAGAAGCAAACATTGCAGCTATAGTTATTATCTGTGTGATACTAATTGAAACATCAGCTTTTCCATCTCCATCTAAATCTACTTTTGCCATCTTATTTTAGTTTCTTTGTTATTTGTATTACTGTATACCCTATTGCCAATACAAGCGATATTGTCTGAAGATAAGGATTAATCTCTGTTATTGATATAGCTAATGCTATTGCGTTGAATCCGTATATCTTCAATTGCTCCATTATTTTATTGCTAAATAGATGTATTCTTGGTCAAGTGTGTTTAAATCAGGAGAAACACTTGTTGAGTCATCAATTTCATATTGGAATCCATCAGGTAAGAAATTAATTCTATATTCATTAGTGTTTGCATCAGCATCAGTTGTGTCTTCTTGACTTGATACATTTGCCCTAAGACCCTTATTATTTCCTCTTACATTATCAAAAATCCACCAATTACCTGAACTAGTACTTTTTATCATTATCCATCTTGGTTCAAATCCAAAATTTGTAAAAGATGAAGTTGTTCCTGTCCCCGTATAACTCCCTACCTTCTGATAACCTGTAACAGAGTGGAAGCAGTATGCGATAAAAGGACTACTACTTGCATTTGAACTACTACTCACACCAACAGTAAAAACAGTTGAAGTAGGAGCAACTCCCACATCAGCTGGATAACCAAACAAACTACCTGTACCACTTTCACCTCCTGAAGAATTTAATTCCATATGTTTTCCTGTTCCCATAGCAGTATGGTAAACTATCCAAGGGTTTGTTGAATTTAATCTTTTTAAGATAATCATTTCAGGAGCAGAAGAAAGTCCGTGTCCTATCGTATTGTTTACAGCTAATCCTGTGCCTGTATACTTCACAATGCTAAACCCTGCCTCTGCATTTACACTTACTATACTATCTATATCACCCTCTGTGTTTATCTGTGGGAGGTTATCATCGTGGTCACCTGCTTTCCAAACCCAAGCTACGTAGTCATAACCACTTCTATTTACGGAAGCTGAATTACCTATTAAACTAAATCCGTTGTCATTTAAACTTGTAATTTGTGGGTCGTTAGTTATTTCTGCTCCAGTTGAATTTGATACTATAAAATTTTCCGCTCCTCTTATTGAATCAGATAGTACGTGGTTTCTTGAGTCATCCCTATTCTTAACCCATACAAGGTCAGGTTTGAAGCCTGTATCAATACTTTGTGCACTATTACTACCACTATAAGTAACAACATCAAAGCTATTCTCTACAGTTGGAGTAGTAGTATCAGGGTCTGCTGCTATAGCTAGGTAGATGTAGGTTTCATTATTTCCATTCCATCCATCGTTGCTACTATCAATAACAAATCCATCGCTCGCAAAACTTAATCTTCCTGAATAAGGAGTA